GCCCAAGGTCATCCGTCAGGGCACCAGTCTGAAGATGATCCGTGAGCGATCCAGCGCCCAGATCATCGCCGACTCGCTGGTCTCTGAGCACCAGCTCTCCCAGGTCGTCAGCGACTTTGCCCATATCTTCGTGACCCTCGGCTGCTGCGGCATCACCGGCCACCTCGTCGATGTGCCCACTGTCGGACTTACTGCCGACCTTGAAGTGGTGCACCCCCGCGAGCTGTTCCCCTTCCCCGCCCTTCATCAGGACCACACGAAGCAGAGCGGCATGATCCGCCAGCGCGTCATTCCCTTCAGCATGCTGGAGGACAAATTTGGCACCATTTCCAAGACCAAGAAGGACAAGATGGAGTGGTGGCGTGTGGACCACGGTGACGTCCACACCGATGTCGGACTTGACGAGCCCGGCTCCACGCTGCGCAATCCCTTCGACAATAGCGCCGTGACCACCGGCTACAACTCTGGTGGCGGCAGTTCCACTGATGTCGTGCGCATCCGCGAGCTGTGGATCAACGGGCCACGCGACACCTGCGTCCGATACGTGGTGGCCAGTGGCGATGCCATCATCGTGGACGAGGAGTACAACGACGCAGCCATGTACTGCCCCATCGGCTGGGCCCGTTTCTGTGACACCGGCACCTTCTACGGCGCTGGTCTCTTTGACATGCTCTTCGGCATCTCCCGCGAGGCCGAGCGCATGATGAAGAGCCTGTTCAACAACATCCGCGACATGGACCGCTACGGCGTCATGGTCCTGCCGCAGGGTTCCATGAACGAGCGCACCCTGCTCAAGGAAGTTGGCAAGGGCCTGCGGGTGATGAGTTACACGCCAGATCCGCTGAACGAGAACTTCAAGCCGTTCGTGGTCCAGCCCTACAACGCAGGCGATGCACCCGGCAAGGTGGCCCAGTTTGCTCGTTCCGTCATGCAGCAGATCGCCCCCATTCAGGACCTGCTGCAGGAGAAGGGCCGCGTCGAGAGCGCCACTGGTCTGCAGTTCCTCGACGAGCAGATCACGCGCGCCATGACCAACCCCTCCATCGGCATCCAGCGCGCATTCGGCAACATGTACCGTGCCGTCACCGCAAAGGCCGTGGCGGACATCGTGCAGTTCCCCCGCACCATTCCGGTGAACAACGTCACACTCGACCTTGCGGGTGCCGTGATCGACGTGGACAAGTCGGTCGTCACCTTTGAGAACAACCCCCTGCCCACGGTTGGCCACCTCACCTTTACGGTGCGACAGATCAATCCGCGCAGCGAAGTTGCCCGCAAGGAAGAGGCCATGGGCCTGCTGAAGGCTGGCCTCACTGATCCCATTGGTCTGAAGATCTTCTCCCTCAAGGAGGGTCTGGACTTTGCCATGTGGATGGACGAAGAGAAGGGCGCTTACGAATCCGTGGTTCAGAACATTCTTCTGCTCTTCGGCAACGGTCAGGACCCGGGCCAGATCATGCTCGCCCCCCACATGGTGCGACCGGACCTGCAGATGCGGGTCCTCAGTGGATTCATGACGAGCCCCCTGCTTGCTGCGGCCAGTGCCGAGGTGCAGGAAGAGTTCAAGAAGTTCAGGGACACAATGCTGCGGTTCATGGGCCAGACGCTCCCGCAGCAGATCCCGACACCTGATGAAGCTGCCGCCATGGGCATGCAGATTCAGCAGCAACCCCCCATGCCCATGATGCAAGGAATGATGCCAAATGGCTGATGAGACGACGCCACAGGAAGAGCAGATTGAGACTCCCGCACAGCAGTCCGTGGTTGACATGGACGCTAAGGTCCGTGCCGGCGGACAGGAAATCCCTGTTTCCGAGCTGCTGAAGGCCAAGGAGGACCTCGAGTACCTGCGCCAGGACTACAGCAAGCTGGTCGCTTTTCGCGACGCGACTACTAAGGTCATGCGACCGGACGTGGACCCCACGGTGAAGGAGCAAGCCGCACGCCAGCTCCTCGTTGACATGGGTTACCGCGGCGACGAGGTGGATCAGTACGTTCAGGATTGGATGAACTCAAACCAAGGAAACGACGACATGGTTTCGGATGAGACGGACAACAACGTGGGGGGCGATGACGACGACCGTAGCGCACAGGAAGTGGCCAATGCCATCCTCGCAGCTCAGCGTCAGGCCCAGCAGGCACAGGACGAGCTCAACCGCATGCGTGCGGAACAGCTCAACAACCGGATGAATGCAAGCATCCTGGTGGGTCTTGAGTCGAATCAGAATGCCCGTACAATGCTGAGCAAGCTTGAGGAGATCAACGGAAAGGACGCCCTGTCCTCCGCACGCTCCGCGATTGAGAGGGACATTCGCCAGCAGACGCTGGACAACCTCCGATCCCGGCGCACGCAGGCAGGGGTGTTCGAAGAAGCGTGGATCTCTGAAGAGTCAGCCAAGGCCACTGAACAGGTCCTGGCGAAGTATCGCTCGGTAATCGGCGACCCGAACCGTCTCGGTCGGGCCCCGGAAACAGACAGCGGTGCGAGTGCGATTTTGAATTCGAAGCCCGTACCGGCTCCACGTTGGAAGCCGGGAGTAAGCCCTGGGGATATTGAGTCTGCTCTGGATGCGTTCAATAAGGACGCCCTGAGCCGACTGGCCTCTGGTCTTGACTCGGGCAGTGACTCTCGTGCTTGAACCTCTTTTCACAAGGAACTGACAAATGGCATTTGCCCCCACTAACAGTCTTTTCGATCGGCATCAGTACCAGATCGAAGAGATCATCAACAAGAACGTCGACACCATTCTGCCGACGCTCGACCCCGCTTGGCGGGACACTATCGTTACCTCTCAGGGCGTGGGCCCCGCCAGCGCGATCGGTCGCGACATGAAGATCCTGAAGCTTTACCGCGGCGGTCTGACCGGCGTGATCGAGCAGGGAGCTCAGTATGGCAAGGACGATTTCACCCTGTATGGTGACTCGACCACTTCGGTTGGCTCCAAGCTGTACCTGCAGAGTGCCTCGAAGACGTGGCCGAACGCACTTGAGGGTCCGGCCATCAACACCTACCGTCTTGGTATCGGCATGCGCTCCATGCTGACCAACCTGGCGGTCACGATGGGTGAGATGCAGGCGGAGGCCACTCCGGCGTTCATCGGCGACGTGATTGCTCCGAAGCTCAAGGGCTTCGCGCAGAACCTGTCGCACACCCTGTGCAACTACTGGTACATCAGCCAGAACTCTGGCTATCGTCTGTGCGAGATTGGTAGTGGTGGTGTTACGGTGACTGGCACTGCTGGTGGCTCCGGCCCTTGGACGTGCACCTTCCAGCCAGATAATCTGGCGATTGACCGGTTCTACGTCGGTCAGCGCGTGGACATCCTGGATGGAAGTAGCTCCGAAGCTAACACCAAGAAGCGTGCAAACGGTCTTACGGGTGACAATGGTGCTACCCGTCTTCAGGTGTTCGTGAGTGCTGTGGATGAGCTTCGTGGTTACGTGACTCTTGCCAGCAGTACTTACAACTTCACGACTACGGCCACTGGCAGTGGTGCACCTGGCGGTGCCGTGACTGCAGCAAAGGCTGCTGCTGCTGGTGACCTCATTGTGTACGCAAACAGCGGTAGTCTGCAGGCCGATGCAACCGGCGCACAGACGTTTACCGGTATTGCGGGTATCAACAGCTGGCTGAAGTTTGGTGGTGGTGGTGACGATAACTTCCTGCTTGGTTCTGAGAAGGATGGCGACTCCTTCAACCAGATCAACGTCAACACGCACCCCGAGTTCAAGTCCTTCGCAGTTTCGAACGTCGGTAGTCTGACGGAGCACAAGCTCCGCCAGTACGTCCGTCGCTTCCACGCTGCGAAGAACAAGTACGGCCAGACGATCGACTGCCTCATCGCCAGCGATGGCGTGTGGCTGGCCTACGAGGCCCAGAAGATCGGCCAGTACACGCTGGAGCGCAGTGGCAAGCTCTCGTCGCTCAACAACGAGGGTTCGGACCAGGGCTTCAAGTTCACCTTCGAAGGCCGCACCTACAACGGCTATACCTCGACCTACATCGAGGACGGCACTGTGTACGGTCTGAAGAAGGGTGGCAACAACTGGAAGCGTTACGTGCCGCCGGATCCGAAGGGCGTGCAGAAGTTCAGCGAAGCTGACAACTTCATTCCGTTCAACTTCGTTGTGCCCGCCCTCACCGGCACCAGCTCGACGAAGTGGCCGATCCTGACCACTAGTGGTCAGCTGACGGAAGCCATGCAGATGCCCGGCATGCTGCGTATGCAGCTCGTGCCGGATCAGGCTGCTGGCATGAAGCTCACTGGCGTGACCACGGATCGTGTCTACATGGCTTGATCTGGACCTCCTGAAGGGGCCGCGGTGCCCCTTGCGTCTCGATGGGGGGTGGACTTCGGTCCACCCCCCGCGGACGCGGAGGCTTAGCAGGAGATCAGATGCCTACCCGCATAGCTGCTATCAGCTGTACTCACTCCCCATTCACTCCCCCCGACGTCCATCACTGGCTGCTTGAGACCCTATCCGCTCTGGATGGGGTTACGCACTTTGTGCACCTCGGAGACATCTTCGAGGCCTCAGCCGCCTCCGTGCACCCGGACGAGCACGACCACACCCTCCTTGACGAGTATCGGCATGCTGCCGCCTTCCTCGCATCCCTGCGTGAGGTGCTCCCCCCACGTGTTCATTTCCACGCCATCATGGGGAACCACGACGACAACCTGAAGTCCCAGGACCCCCGTCGCATCCCCAAGGCCCTGCGTGACGTGACCGACTTCATCCGTACGGAGCCCTTCGCTTCTGAGGCCAAGCACTGGCATTGGACCCCGTATCGCAAGGACAAGAAGGGTTGCCTCGAGATCGGCCCCGTAGTCCTGACCCATGGCTTTGACTGTGGCCAGTCCTCCGACGAGCTGGAGGCCCTGCAGTTCATGAACCTCACTGGGGGCGCAGCCCACCGCCTGTTCATCCGTGGCCACACCCACCGGCCTATTCCCCCCACGCAGTGCCACCGCACCCGGGCCATTCCCCTGCCCTACTGGTACATGAACGCCGGCACCTGCGGGCCCTTGTCGCCTTCGTGGATGAACCGCCGCGACACCTCCCAGTGGGGTGCTGCCATTGCCGTAGTCGATCTGGTTCGTGACCCCTCCCACCGCAATCGAGGACGCCAATGGGACGCACGCTTGATTCGCAAGGACGACTGATCTACCGGGTCAAGATCAACGGCCGCACCTGGCGCGTCTCCCTGTCTCCGCCCCGCAACATGGGTACCGATTGGGGCCGTTGCTGGGACAAGGACAAGCCAGGTCGCCACCCACTCATTGAGGTCCGTCGATCCCTTGGCGAACGCAACCTGCTTGAGACGGTGATCCACGAGGTGCTACACGCAGCCCGTCCTGAGCTGGACGAGCCTGCTGTAGATGCCACTGCGCTCTCCATAGCCCGGGCTCTTTACCAGATGGGATGGCGACGTAAACTGGACTGACCATGTACAACTTCAACAAGCCCAACTACAACAAGATGGCCAAGACCAAGATGGCGAAGCAGGACGTCATGTCCAAGATGAAGAAGCCCGCTGCGCCCGCTGGCAATGCTGCTTCAATCATCGCCATGCTCAAGAAGCTTCCAAGCAAGACGCTTAACAAGATTTATAGCGCTCTTGAGAACATGGAACCAGAGGATCTGGACATGCTCGGCAAGCGCAAGTACCCAGGTGAGTGATGGCGAGCAGCAAGCCCAAGTTCCAGTTCAAGGCCAAGCACAAGAACCCCATGGGGGGACTTAGTGAACTTGGCCGCCGTGCCTACAACAAGGCTACGGGTGGCAACTTGAAGCGACCGCAGCCCGAAGGTGGCTCGCGACGCAACTCCTTCTGCGCCCGCATGAAGGGCATGAAGCGCAAGCTCACTAGCGCCAAGACTGCCAACGATCCCAACTCCCGCATCAACAAGTCCCTTCGGGCATGGAACTGCTAAATGCCGAAGGACGCCTGTTACAACAAGGTAATGGCGTCATATGGCAAGTGGTCAGCCCGCGCGGCACAGGCCACGGCCAAGTGCCGTAAGGCCAGCGGCAACGTCCGCAAGACGCAGGCTGGTGCCAACCTGAAGCGTTGGACTGCCGAGAAGTGGGTAGACACCCGCACCGGCAAGGCCTGTGGAGCGGGCGGTAGCAACGAGTACTGCCGGCCTTCCAAGCGTGTCAGCAGCAAGACACCAGTCACGCGAGGCGAGATGAGCAGTTCCCAGCTGGCTTCCAAGAAGGCTGAGAAGTCTCGTGTTGGAATGCAGGGTGCGTTTGGCCGCAAGGTCGCACCCGTGCGAAAGAACCCCCTCAAGTCCATTGGAGGACTATCCCGTGGCTAAGAAGAATGGTAAGTGGATCCAGAAGGTTGCTGAAGGCATCAAGCGCCGTGGTACTGAGGGAGTCTGCACTGGCTCCAAGTTTGGTGGTCCTACCTGCAAAGCGGGTAGCCGTAGGTATAACCTGGCCAAGACGTTCAAGAAGATGGCTGCAAAGTAAATGCAATGCCTCCTGCACCACGTAGGTTGCCAACTGATGTTTTGATCCTGCCTCGTGCGGATCCAAGTCTTCCAGTTACTCGCGAGTTTGCGGGAGCACGACAGCCTTCGACGTTGAAGGTTCGTGGTGCAAAAAAGATTCTGCAAGGCGAACTTTCAGAAGAGCAGTATGTTCAAGGACTAGCTCGTGAACTACTTGGCCAGAGTGCCGATTTCTACAAATTGATGGGGGGACAAGGCAGTTGGACGGATCGTTTAGGTTCTGTGTCTGCCACTGTTTCGGTGCTTAAAGATCCGTCTATTCCCATCTCCGTTAAGAATCAACTACGTAATAAGGTATACAAGGCGTACCTGTTAGCAGAGCGACTGCGGACTCCAGTCGTAGCTGAACAATTTGGAACGCAGGCCATTACGCGCCTTCCTCCCCGCATGTTTTCATACTCAGGTCGCGATCCTGAGTTGAAAGGCCAGTTGTATAGCGCTCCCTTCTTTCCACGTCCTGGGGCTCAAGTTATGGAAGTTTTGGCAGCGACCCCCAAGACTGGTCCGTTGGAGCTTATAAAGTTGGGTAGGATCCCATTCCTTGATATTGACACGCCGAGCACTGGTCGCTTCCGAGAAGTACACCCGAAGGAAGGCATTACGGCTGCTTCAAAGGCAGAAGCTCTGGACGTGTTACAACGCATCTCCAACCAGCTTGGTTCCACTTTACGTGCTTATGTGTCTCCAGGTGGATTGCGGGCTTTTGACGTTTCTCGAGAACGAAACCCAATGGACTTTTACCGAGCTGTTGGCAAGAAGTTGAGTGCTAAACTTGACCCGCACTACATGCAAGGAAGCACTCGAGAAGGTTGGTTTACGCCTATTGGTAGTGCGGTAAGACGTTGGGATCCAAAGACTGGACAGTACTACCCCTTCTCATTGGAAAACGTCTATAAGTATCCGGGCTTTAATGTTCGTACTGGACCTAAATTCAATCGAGAACCACTGGATGACTACATTGCTACATCCATTGGAAACATTACTCCACAAGGACAAAGTGGGCCCATTAATCCCGCAATGCTTGAGACTGTCTTGCAGATGCACGACGCCCGTATTTCTGCAAATCGAACTCCTCAATCCGCTACCGCTATGCGTGGTGATCTGCTTGAACTGATAAGTCAGGGCGTCAAGGGCAGCACGTTGGAGTTCATTAAGAAGAACTACAAACTTTTGGCAGCATTGGGTCTTATTCCAGCTGCTACACTACCTACGACCAATGACAACAGAACCGCTTGACATCGAGATGATCTACGACCCGGTGGCCGAAGCCCATCACGAGGGCTTGGTCATCGACGCATCCCGGCACCGCATCATGGCGGACGGTGACTTCATCCTGTGGGCCCGCCGGCACTACAAGCGGCCCACCCTGTTTGAGTACCACCACCTTGAATCCGACAATATCGTGCTGTGCGACTGGCTGATCCGTGGGAAGGTTGCCCAAGAGCTGGAAGCCTACACGTATGGCAATAGGCCAGATCGTGCTTTCTTGGATCTGCGAGTTGTACTTTGCGATAAATCAGCCGAGTCTATTCGTAAAAAGATGCGAAGAAGTGCAGAAGAACGCCAGCGGTTGCGGGATGAAGCAATGGCCGAGCGTCAAGATGTAGTCAAGCGGTTGAAGCGCCAAGGTCTGGATTTGGAGGCCCAGCGTATGCAGACTGGTGCTTCACCGTTTGTGGGTAAGGCCCAAGGCGGGGAAGAACTGGCAGCCATGACGGAGGACTTGGTAAACATGGCTCGTGGCCGTATCATCACCCACGGCTAACGAAAGGACCTCCTATGGGCTACTTTGGATCCGCATACGGAAACAACTTTAATACAAGTGGATCTTTGGGGTCTTGGTCTGGCGCTAGCCGCCAGCTGTCTCCTATGTATGAGGCTATGAAGGCCCAAGGAGCAGCAACGACTGGTCAGTTTTATGGTGGTGGCTTGTACAACCCCATGTCCGGTAGGTTCCAAAGTCCAAGTTCTATGTCTACTGGGCAGGGTCAAAACTTTACCACCGCTAGTAGTGGTCCGAGCACTTGGGGAGCAAATGCTCCGAAGCAGGGAAGTGACGCTAGTAGCTTTGGTCTTTTCAATTCCTTTGCTGGTGGTGGCTCTAGTGGTATGTTCAACCCTCTGGCCATGATGGGTGGCCTTGTTCAGGCACCCGGTCAGCGAACCAACCCAGTTGCACCTTACCAGTTTCTTACTAGCCTTCTTGCTCGTATGAACCAGCCTCCGTCAAACTCCGGCCCAAGTCTTTCGATTACTCCACGGCAGGCTGCTTCCAACGAGTTTTATGACTTCTAATCCATGGACTCCACAGGATCGTTTCTGAAGACAGTGATTGAACGCGTTCGAGGCTACCTCGACGACGCGGACTTTGACGCCAAGTACACGGACCAGTTCCTTGTCAACCACGTGGTGATGCCGTCCCTTGTGGATGTGTGGAGCCGCGTCTCAATGAACGCCGACAACCCGGTGCTGCTCTCCTACGACATCACCCTCGTCGCCAACCAAGAGTGCTACGTCATCCCTCCATGCGTCGGTGAAGTCCACGAGATCGTGCAGTACACCGGCTCCACTGCCGCACAAACTAGCGACGGTATTCCCACTGCTGACCTGTACCCGCACCACCGAATGAGCGTGGGGGGACAGAACTGGGCCATTGAGGGGAACATGATCTGCTTCCGCCCGTTCCCTCAAGCCACTAACGGCAACCTGACGTGGACTATCCGCTACACAACCAATGGCGACATGATGCCGCACTACTGCGCGCTTACGGATTTGAACGGTGGTACACTCACCACAAGCACTACGTTCACCCTTCCCTCCACTGTGGGCACAGGTGGTCTGGGTCAGATTGACATCCGTGAGAACGCATACGCCGGCCAGGTCCTTCGTCTGCTCAACAAGTCCGGAGGCTTTACGGTGCGCGAGGAGCGGGTCATCGAGTCCTACAACCCGGCAACTCGGGTGTGCACCCTTCGCCGACCCTTCACTACCAACACGGCTGGTGCAAGTTCGTATTACGCTTATGAGATCTGTCCTGCCCAGTCGCAGGGTCTGGTAGAGTCTGTGTCGCTGGCTTGTTCCATGAAGCTGGGTGCGTGGCGCAAGATCGCCCAGTCCCACATGCAACTGCTGAACATGCAGTACCGGTCAGCCATCAAGACGATTGGCGACAACCTGGCAAACATGCAGATGCGCACGGGCAAGTCTTGGGCCAAGGACACCCGTGACAATCCCCAGTGGTACCCATGAGTATCTGGTATCAACCCAGTGCATTTGGCACTCTTCCTCGTGAAACCCAAAAGATTGGGTTTAGTGCTGTGCCCAATACAATGGGTTCTCCGTTCACTGTACCAGGGGACGGATCAGGCCCCCTGTCTGCTGCTGGGCTGTACGGATTGATTCCCAACAACAAGCAGAGTTATGGGTACGACATTACATCCCAAAAGGATGCGGACCAGTTTGATCCATCAAGTGTGTCCTACATGAGGGGTGGTGGATACAGCCCAAATCCATTGGCTGGGTTGCAGTTCACCACTTGCTGACAAATGACACTTTACCTCAAAGACGGAAAGCTCGTTGTTATCAATGGGCAAATTGTCGTTGGTGAAGGGTGCTGCGACTCTATTGATGCTTCCTGTGGTGGTGGCGGCGGCGGCGGTGGCGGCGGTGGTGGCGGTGCAATTATGGGGGCTTGTTGTCAAACCAATGGTGACTGTGAGTACATTGACTCAACTCTGTGCAGTGGTGCTGGGGCTGTGTTTGTAAGAGACAAACTTTGTGAGTGTCAACCTGGCGACTGCCGAACCCCATGTGGTGTAGTATGCCCAGGTGATCCTTGTGGGTCCTGTGATGTGTATGGTAGTGGTACTTCTAGCGGCAACATTCCTGGGTGTAGTGGCAATGGTTTTGGCTTGAACTTCTAATGAAGACATACCATTCTTATTGGAGTGCGGGGTACGCAGGAAAGCCTTCGTCTTTCCTGATTGATCTTCACAGGCTATCCGCCTATCTCCTCAAGAAGCATTATGGAGAAGTACACCTAGTCACTGACTCAGTTGGTGCTTCGGTGCTGGGAAGTCTGGGTTACGACTCTGTAAGTACAGAACTCGATCAGATCCCCATTGAGTACAAGAACGTCTGGTCGTTGGGCAAGATCTTTACGTACAAGAAGGCAGCCAAAGAGGGCATCCCGTTTCTTCATATTGACTATGACGTCTTGCTGTGGAAACCGCTCCCAACCGAACTAACAAGTAGTCCCTTGTTTGTTGAACGCATTGAACTGGATATTGACATGCGCTATTCAGTTCGAAAGTTCTACGATGCCTGTCCTAAGCTTCACGATTTGGAAAACGCCAAGGACCCAGATGGCGCAATTAATGCTGGCATTCTTGGGGGACATGACACTGACTTCATTGGCGAGGCGTATGGACGCGCATGGGACTTTGTAATGGATCCTGCAAATCGGGATCTCATGACTGGTCCGCCACTTCCAGACACCCCAACTTGGTCTCGAGCCACAATTTCTGAGCAGTTGTATTTCTATCACTATGCTCGACTCAAGAACAAACACCTAGAGTGTCTCCTTAATACTTTCACCAATAGGGAGAAAGACAAGGAAGCACACAACCTTGGTTACACCCATTTGTGGGGAGCCAAGTCAGATTTGGATGTGCAGTTCCGTGTACTAGAAAAGTGCAAGGAGTTTGGACTCCCTATTGCAACTACACCAAGAGACCCCAAGTGGCTCTTTCAGAGCGCGGCAAAAGTGGCACAGGCTATGGCTACTCCAGAAACCAGTTTGGCTCACACCCGTCTAGAGATCTGCAAAACCTGCCCAGAGTGGACTGGGGTTCGATGCAAGATCTGCGGGTGCTTTACCAAGCTTAAGGTTCGTCTGGAAAAAGAGAAGTGCCCACTTGGCAAGTGGTGATATACTGATCCGACCCCCACATACCGTGGGGGGACAAAGGAGATCCCATGTTTCTTGCTTCGATTGAGTCGCTGATTGGCAGCACCTGGGCCGCTGTGGCCACGTTCGCCATTGGGTACGTCGCCGGCCACCTGGTTCCCATTGGGAAGATTGCCTCGTGGATCCCCGGCAAGCGGGACTGATCCTCGTCTGTTCGTGCGTTCTAGGGTGTTCGGCCTCCCAGCACATCGCTGAGGAGGCCAACACCATTTCCACACGCGCCGACCGGATCATCCGGATTACGGATCAAATCGGCCATACTTCCAAGGAAGTGGAGTCGATTCGCTCCGCTACCGAGATCCAGCTGGAAGCCCAGAAGATCCGGGCCTCCGTAGCCGAGATCCATGCCACCCTTCCGGGGGTGAAGGACATCACGCCATGGTGGGCAGACCTTATCCGCTGGCTCCTTATTGCATCCGTCGGGGCTGCCCTTGTGTGGGTCCTCTACGCAACGGGGGCCGCCTCTGCCATCCGAGTTGCCATTGGGTGGATCCCCCGGCGGAAGATCAACGAAGCGGAGATGGCAGTAGCCACTCTCGCGACAGACAAACCCGAGACCCTTCGCGAATGGGTAGCGATGAAAAGGGCCTCGGATCCGGAGTTTGACGCAGCCTGGAAGAAGGCTCAGGAGAAGAAATGACCACCAACGATGTCATCTGTCTGCATAAGGATCTTTGCCAGCAGGCTCAGAACTTGATGCGAGCCAAGCAAAGCGACTACACCAACGGTGTGGACCAGCCGTTCCGTAACTTCCAGTTGGGTCCCTCCATGGGTGTGGGCACGGTACCTGAGGGCATCTTTATCCGCTTCTTGGACAAGGTCTCACGCCTTAGTACCTTCCTGTCCAAGGGTCGATTCGAGGTGAACGAGTCAGTTTCGGACACGATCGTCGACGGGATCAACTACTTGGTTCTGCTCTATGCGTCGGTTATCTTGGAGGAACGAAAGAAGTCCTCCCACGATGCCCACCAAATCGAACAAGTT